GTGCAGACACGCGCTGACGATTACGATTACGTGCCATTAAAACCTCCTACGGCGCTTATGAACGCCCCTGAAAACGATGCCATCACTGGCATCAATCCGTCCTAAAGTTCCCCCGAAGGGAGGCCCAGACGGTAAAGGCCACACATTCTGACTCTGCGAGGGAAGCGCCTCTTCCAGTATACGCGCTACGCGACCAGGGTGAACCAATTCGTCCGCAGCCACGGCGCCCCACCAATTATGGCGAACACCATAATCAAGGATGCCCGTGGTATGACTGCGAAAAGGGGACCCAGGCCACACCGGCGTGCCTGAAAACTGCGCATCTGCCTGAAAATCCTGACTCATCCCGGGAACCCCTACAACGTAATAAACGGGAGGGAGAGTCCACGGGGTATTTAACGTGAAGCCGAACTTAAGTGGTATCTGGCGTTGAAAGGGAGCAACAAACATTTGCTGTAGCTCTCCCAGGGCACCGTAAAGAGCCAAGGGAATCACGCCGGTTAAGAACCGCGACGGCAAAGTACTCATGTCCTGACCAAGGACAGGAAAATCCGCCTGATGGATATCGTCAATGTGACCAGGGAGATCATAGACAGTAAAATTAACTAATGAAACGACCATACCGGGGGCCGGCCCGGCAGCCATTAAACCTATGGTTCCCCCGAGAGATATGTCCTCTCGGCCCATGATCCTCCCGATAACGTAATTAACACCAGGACCCGCTATCGGACCGAATGCGGCCGTGGAAAGTAAATCCGCAGCCAAATGCTTCGCGTAGTTAGGATCTGAGACAGCGTGCCCAAACTTGAACACACGCAACATTTCCAAACCAAGTTTAGATATATCGACCCACATGGGAAAATTCCTCAAATGACGGTACTATACCAAATGCGGCGCCTCACACAGGACCGCAAAGCCAAAGAAACATCGCCACCAGGACCAAAACAATTGTGGTGAGAAAACGACTAAACCACGCCGCAACCACACCAATCGCCTGATGACTAAAGGCCCTAAGAAAGAGAGCGAATCAGGAGGTCGACCCAACACAAAAGCGTGAGTAAGAAACTGAGAAACAGAAACAAAATCAGAAGAACACAACCGCAGGACCACCCATTAAAGCGTTTCCACTCAAACAGCGGTGAGCGCTCATTCCTTTCTGACGTTCCCATCGATCATTCCTCCCATACTGGCTCCACAGTGGACCCATCCGTTACGCGCCTCGCCGATCATAATGTCACATGATCGACTGGAGTTTTAGAATACGACGCCAAGTTGGCGACACAGTTCGCTGACGACCAAGGACTTGCGGAAGCTGCGTAAAGAGACCACGCCTGGTCCCTCGCTTGCGTTGAGAACGCTGGACGCCACGGACACCTCACTATCGCCCCGGACAATCATGTCCAGGACTCGCAGGATGTCCTCATCCAACATCGCATACCAACTACAGATCTGCTCAAACTTGGGATGATATGAGCAAGGTTCAATCTGCATCAGCCATCTAAAGGTGTTATAGAGCCCCTTCCAGGGATCACCCTCTCGTGATCGCTTCCTCGCAGGGGGGCGTTCATGGCCAGTCATGCCAATGAACGCTCTTGACACAGGACGCACTCCGGGCACACTGCCATGAGTATGTAGCCAATCCATGTCGTGGTGCATTTGCAAAAAGACCACTTCATCTCTGGACACCATACTCTTATCAGGAGTGAACTTGATGACCATTCCCAGCTCATCGAACATAATCCGAGCTATGGACTTGAAATCCGCCACGTTGTGCAGCACAACGACTGCATCATCTCCACACACTGTGGCCCACTTAACATATGCCCCGTTCCCATGTCGGAAACACGCATAATGAAAGCAGATTAGATTGCCCAGACTGTCGACCAGGTTCGTGTTAACCGAACCTGAGGGCACACCTCCCGTGCGCTCCGAGCCATCTCGGTACACGTCGAACGGCAAGTAGTGCCCCGACCGCTTAAACGCC